CCGGTGATGAGAATGAGTGCCATTAAGTCCTCGTCACCGTTTGCTGAACATTGTTACGAGACACGACGCCCTGCACATTGTTCCGTAGCATAGACCTTCTCGGGCTTGATATTGTCCCGCCAGTCGCCACGCGAGGTGTGACAAGCTGAATTGCTCCAGCAGATATTAATGCACCGAGTGTAACGCCGACTGAGAATATCGCTTCATCGCCAATCTGCGAACTGACGGTCAGCGAGCCAAGCGTTACAGATAGCGCTGCGTCGTTGGTATCGACGGTGACCGTAGACGATACGGTAAGCGCCGCGAGCGCTTTAGAAAGATCGACGCCAATTGCAAGGCTGGCGGCGGCGGCAACCGAGAGATCGCCAAGTGTCTTTGTAAGCCCGGCCTGGATATCAACCGTTGCAGTGGCCGATGCAGTAAGTGCATCGAGCGTGCGAGATAGGTTTACATCGCCTTGGCTTTCGGCCAGGACGGTCGCTGATAAGGTTAGATTGCCGAGATTCTTTGCAAGCGCGGCATCTATCGCAACTGTCACGGCCGACGATGATGTGACCGCGCCAAGCGTCTTAGATAGGGCCGCTTCAATATCGACGGTGGTGGCGGCGGATGCCGTCAGTGCGCCGAGCGTCTTCGCCAGATCGGCATTCAGATCAATGGTCGCAGTGGCGCTTGATGTAAGAGCGCCCAGCGTTTTTGTCAGTGCCGCGTCAATGGCAACCGTAGCAGTTGCCGACGATGTCAGAGCGCCAAGGGTCTTAGACAGATCGGCGTCGGTATTGACCCCGATTGTGGCCGAACTGGTAAGGGCACCTAATGTTTGCGCGAGCGATGCGTCTGTATCGACCGTGGCAGCGGATGAACTCGTAACAGCCGCCAGCGTTTTGGCGAGGCTCGCGTCAATGTCAACGGTTGCCGCCGATGACGACGTGAGCGCCGCGAGCGGCTTGGATAACGACGCACCGATGTCGGCATTCGCGTTCGCGGACGAGGTGAGCGGCGCCAGCGTTTGCGACAAGCTGAATTCCGCCGTCGCGTTGGCCACTTCAGCAACAGCCGAGAGAGTCAGGGCTCCCAGCGTCTTCGACAACGCCGCGTCGTTTGTATCGACTGCGGCCGTCGACGACGCGGTAAGCGTGCCTAAAGTCTTGGCAAGCGAAGCATCGTTCGTATCGACCGTTGCGGTCGATGATGCGGTTAGCGTGCCGAGCGTCTTTGAAAGAGCGAAATCTGCGCTGGCAACCGCAGAGCGAATTACATAATAGGCCCTGGCGCTATCCCTGCCTGATGCGGTCGTACAAGACCAAGTCTGATCCCCAGTTCCTGTTACAGTCTTATATTGAGAAACACTCGACATAGTGGCCGCATCGGCACCGCCATCCGCAAGCCTGGTAACAACCGTAGACCAGCTACCGTTTGTAGTGTCAGTGTCTCCCGTAACTGCGTCGTCAGTCTCGATTGCGGCGGCGCCAAAAATAATGTCGCCGCTCGTGACTGCAATTGCTGCTGCTGCATGCTCTGTGGCATTGCCCGTAATGCCAGCACTATCCACCGCAATAGACGTAATCGTTTCGCCAGCACCGGGCTGGACGCGGTAAACTTGGATGGCCTTCTGATCTGTGTTCGCGTCATGGCGGCCAGTAATTGTCGCATTGCTTAGCGCGCTCGTCACCGCACAACTAAATATACCGCAAGTGGCTCCAGCGCCCGCTGCTCCGGGGTCATAATTTATCCTAGAGCGCGTCGAGTATGTGTTGACGCCGCCACTGTCGATTGGCGTAATCATGGACGGAAAGCCATTGCTGCCATCGTTCGATGACGCCGCAATGACAATGAGCCAATCGCCAACTGATGCTGTTACGGTCGCACCAGTGACAACTTCAGTGTCGGTTGTTGTACTTGTGCCGCTTGCAATCGATGTGATTGTCGCGGCCATTTAAGCGTACCTCAAACGCTTTTAGATGAACGTTGGTGGCACGTAATTCGCGCCGCTGATAATCGAATATCCAAGGTCTCCGAGCGATGCGATCGTCATGTAGGATAGATCGTTGTCAACATCGATCCAGCCGGTCATGAGTTCGCCACCGAATGTCTGCTCGTCCCAATGCACATAGGCCGTTCCTTGGCCGCCATCGTTCTCGATGGGGATAAAGGCATCGCCGGGATAAATGGCGTTAGCCATCGGTCCCGTGAATACCGGGAGGCCAGCCGCATCTGTTCCGATCAGCCCAGCCCTATTCCATCCTGAGCCAGCGCCGACGCTGTGCAGCATCTCGTGAAGCACGATGTCGTCGAAGAGGCCAATGCTGTCGAAGTATCCAACATCGGCAACGTCGAATTGCATGATTGCCATTATCGGGATGCCGGTCTGGCCCCGATAAAGCGAAACGCCAGCACCGCCGAGAATGCCCCCAGGACCATCTATCTCGATAAGCTGTGCCTGAATGCGAACATCATCAATCTGAAGCGCTCCGTATGACGTGTTTGGCACATCGCCCAAAATGTAATCGCTGATCGCATCGGCGCTGAGGACGAACGATTGCTGAAGCTGCGTTGTCCAGCCTTCACCCTCGAAGATCAGTTGGATGTTGTACTCTTTTGAATCGCGGACGTTGTGAGCGCCGCTCGTGTAGGAATATAGAATCTCGTCTTCTGCTGACTTACCGAATGCCTTCGATGAACGAGCAAATGACGCACCGCTGAACGAATCGGCAGAGTAGCGCATGGATAGACCTCAGTGGGAGATGCCGGGTAACTAAGCATTCCCGTCGGTCAAGGTAAAGCTTGTAATGGTGACTTGCTGCCCTGTGGCTACGGAAAGGTTCTGAATCGTCATGTCGCCGCCGCCGGCCGTGGTCGTGACCGTGCCCTGGATATGCGCCACGGTGCCGCCAACTGCATAGACGCGAAAATGGCCCGCCATTCCGCCTGAATCGGCCGCCGTGTCCTGCCATGTTCCGGTCTTCGCCTTGGCGCCTGAAGCCGCAGCCGCCATCCAATCGGCTGGAAGCTGCAACGTCGTAAGCACCGTTCCGCTATCAGCGGCCCCAACTGTTGCCGGGGCAGAGCCGGTGCGTATCTTAACAACCGCCGATGTACCGATGGCGGTCTCGATCGTATTGAGACGCTGATTCCGACAGGTCGCGCTAAGCTGCAATGCCATGGGACGCCCTTTCTATTTCCTCTAACAAAATTGGAGACATGTCGATTTCGTCGTGCTCGTGATCCTTCACGAGAGCGCGGAGAAGCCCGCCACTGCGTTCTTCAAATTGCGGGTATTTGTGAACCAGCTCGGCTAGCAACTGCGATTGATGCAGGAACTCCAGCTTGGTCCGGTATTCGCCGTCGCAGGCTTTCACCACTACCCAAAGCTCGTTCGGGTCTTGATACACGTCGTAATTATGCGAGCGTTCCCCATACGAGCCCTCAAGCCCGAAGAACGTCACATCTGCAAAGCCCATGTAGGGCAAGGCCAATGCTACCGACGTGGCTGTCGTGCCGCCTCGCTGCATCTCACCGTTGATTTCAACGTCGGGCAAGATGCGTAAGTCACGGTCAGAGCACGCATCAAACAATCCCGGCGCGCACTCGCTTCCGAGCACAACGCGGCGAATGGATGGCGCAATCTCGGTGATCGTCGGATGAACGGTCACGAGAGCCGCGTTTATGCCGTTCGCGATGCACCAAGTTGCTGCGCCATTGATCGCCCACACCTCGCCGTCCCATTGGCGCAAGGTCTCGATATGATCGGCCGCGCTCAGTCCACCGCCCACCAACGCGAGCCTGCCCGAGCCTTTAACGATCGGCAGATCGCGCTTTCTGGCAGAGGCGATATGAGCGATCGTCTGACGTTCCGGGATACAACCGCCCGGCGTGAGCTTCAGTCTCAATGGATTGCGTCCTCGAATGACATTTTGGGGTATGCCGTCAGCGCGCTGACGGGTGAGCAGTTGATCACTCGCACGCCTGCCACATCGAGCGATGGCTTCGCGGCGTCCAATGCTTTTCTCCATCGTTCAACCTGTCCGCTGTGCGGGTTGTGCAATCCGCTTTCGTGTTTTCCATGCCAGTGCAGCCCGAGATCGACTCGCATATCGAAGCCGACTAGGACAATCTTCTTGGCCCCGAATTGAATGGCGAGGTTCAACGCCTGAAAGCCGCCGTTACCGCCCCAGCCGATCGATCCGCGTTGAGCTACTAGCTTCGCGCTGTTCTCATAAGAGCGGACGCAGTTCACAATTCGAATGTCCGGATACATGCGCGGGCACTTGCGGTCTTGCGAGACCTTCAGCCCCTTGAACCCAGGAACACCGTTCTGTTTCCGCCACCACGAAAAGTCGCAGCCGTAGAGAACGTCAGCCCACGGAACGAGACGCCAGGAATTGTTGACCGCTATGAACTTCGCCTCGTCCCGAGCAAGCGCGATATTGACCGCCTTTGCAGATGGCCCGCTTGCTACGATGACGCATTGATGTTTCGACCAATCAGGAAACCAATCAGTAAGCGTTGCGGCCGGACTTGCCCTCGGGACCGCGCTCACCGTCTTTCCCATCCTTACCATCGCGCCCGTCGCGGCCCTTCTTGACGAAAAGTCGCCAATCTGACGAACCGTCGCCGGGCTTTGCCGTTGTTTCTTTCTGACAGGTCCAGCCCGAGCCGCCCCACGTCACCATGTCGCCACGCTCGTAGGTGTGACCTTCGCGATAGACACCCCGATCGATAAGATCAGGCCGAGTGAGGCGAACCTCCTTATTCCGGTCGCCCGCCGTCCAACGTATAGCGAGGGTTCTGCCGTCATCGTCAAAGTCGGCCGTCATATCATCGAAGCCGAGACCGTCTTTGCCATCGAGGCCAGCAGCGCCATCCTTGCCGTTTGTCCCATCCTTCCCGTTCAGGCCGTCTTTGCCCACGATCCCCGGCTGACCGTCGCGACCATCCCGACCAGCAGGACCTTGCTGTCCTTCTTTGCCGATCTCACCTTGCTCGCCCTTTTCGCCGTCACGTCCCGGCGCTCCGTCTTTCCCGACGCCATCGCGCCCATCTTTGCCATCGATCCCGTTCGCGCCGTCTTTGCCGTTTAGACCTTGCTCGCCCTTTTCGCCGCGCAATGGTTCGCGCGACCGCAACTCCGCCACTACCAATTTGAGATTTACGATCTCGGCTTCAAGAGAGAGAATCCGCGACTGGTCAGCATCAGCGCCATCCTTGCCATCGGCTCCGTCTTTGCCATCTTTGCCGTCGATAGGTTCGCGGGACTCAATCTGTGTAATGCGATGCAAAAGCGTTGCGAGTTCTCGCGCCACTATCGCCTTGGCGTGGTCGGTCAGAGCACCGGCAATCGCATCCACGTCAAGCCGCGAGGCGATATTCATCGGTTCTCTTTCGGATCGCCGCTATGAGCGCGCGCGATTCTTCGTCATCATCCGCCATCGGCATGTCTTCATCGTCGGGCGGCATTTCTTGCGGCTTGGGCGCAGCGGCCGGTTTAGCTGTGCCGAATGGATCAGGCTGCGAGTCACGCCTTGCCAGCGCCTCTAGGCTGTGGTCCTGCTCCTGTGCCCGCACATCATCGCCGCCTTCAACAGGCTTCAGGCTAAAGCGTTTACGCGCCTCGTTTGTTGTCTTGATACCCTTGATGAGCGCCAACTCCATATCCGCCGCTGACTTGGCATCCATGCGGAGCAAGTCGTCCAGATCGAACTCGGTTCCGAGCCGCATCGTTTCTGGTTTGGTCGATAGGCCCAAGCCTTCATCCAAAAGCGCTTCGATTGCTTCGATGAGCGCCTGAAGGCACTGGGCGTAATATTGAGCATTCAGTGCTTCGATATTGTTATAAGCCGGCATCGCACCAACACCGATCATATACGGCGGAATATGGAAACAAGTGCAGACCTGTTCCGCCGTCCAGCGCAACTGCTCGATGAGCTGCGAATCCGTCGCGTTGATCGCGAGGCTTTCGTATTTCAGTCCATCGCCCGCAACATAGAGCTTGCCGACATTGCCGCCGCTGAAGCGTTGCTCGAATTGCGCCTTGAGCCGATCCGCGGTTTCCTGATTGATGAAACCCGGTGCCGTGAGTATTCCCCCCGGCTTTGCATTGTTGGCGAAGAACGCCTCGGAGAATTCTTGGATGTTGAGACCGTGACACGCCGGAAGCGCGCACGCGGTAATCGGAGAGACGCCGCACAATGGATGATAGAGCGGAACCATTACATCGTGAATGATTTCGCTTGCCGGAACTTGAATACTCGTTGCCTGAATGCCGGAAAGGTTATCGTTTCCGATTTGATAGAACACCGAGCCATCAGGAGCCACGAATGCGCGAACCCGCGTTGGGTCCAGCACATAGAGCGCATCGACGTTGTTGCGATCGTTTCGGGACTTCCAGACATACGTGTTGCCGTTGATGAGCTTGGAGACAATCCATTGCTCGATAAATTTCTGCCGCGTCTGATAGCGGTTGGGCTTGCGAAGTACCGGGGAGAACGCCGCAACATCCGTCTCGGTCCAAATCCGATCATCGTCACGCTCAACGAGCTTGAGCCGGAGCTTGCCGATATCAGAGGCAATTAGGGTGACGCACGCATAGACCGCGCTGTGCGTGAGTACATTCTTCGGCGTGCGCTCGATGTTCCTCTGCCACGCGCCAGAGAACGACTCGGCAATGAACGAACGCCATCCGCCGTCCGTCGCTCGTATCGGCGCAACCGCGCCTTTACGGCGTACCGTGATCTCGTAGCCGAGCACGTCCAATTCGCTTAGGCCTCGGCCGTCAGATGGCGGGTCTGATACTTTGGCGGACGGCCACGACGTTTGGGCACGGACAGCTCAACCACCACCTCAGTGCTGAGCGCTTCAATTGGAGCGGGCTTCTTGGCGCAGCTATCAATGAGCGCAATGATGTCGGAGGCTTTCATCTTTGATCGGACAATAGCCTCCAAAATTTCGACCGTTACGTCCGTCATGCAATTCTCCGAAGAAGGCGGCCCCATCCAGACCGTTGTGTCGCTGGATGGGGCCAACTGTTCGCGGGGAGGCAAGGTTCCCGCGTCGGCTACTAGATGTCGCCAGACCCGGCAGTGCCGCCCGGATTGAAGCCGGTCATATACTGCGCGGCGCCCGTGCGTGACTTCAGCCAGGTTATTTCCCGTTCCGCCCGGATGGCCAGCATGTTCGTCTGGAACATCGAGACCAGCGAAACGCCGGTTCCTGTCGTGCCGTCCTGAGACGATCCTGAATCGAGCATTTCGAGCGATGCGTCCTCGGATACTGCGATGGATACATTTCCATCATCCGCAAGCATAATGTCCGCAGCCGATACCAGAATCAGCAATTGTGCCGGGACATACTGCGATGTGATCACAGGAATGCCCTGGAACGTCCCGCCGTTCATTGAGATGCCTTGGAATGCAGTCTGCCCAAGGCTGGTCTGCATGAGCGAAAGGGCGAGGGCCACGTTCTGATTCATGATCCACACCATCGAGGACACCGGAATATTCAACTGGATGAACTCTGAAAGCATGGACTGAATATCGGTGATAACCTCGGCGACGGTTCCCGTTGTCGTTGCAGACACTAGAGCGGTGGCGTCGTTCAGAATTGATGCCGGAGAGACGCCGGCAGAAGCCGCCTTGTTCGGATCGATGAAGTCGATGTCCGCACGTTCGACAACAGCCCTCGTCAGTTCGTTTCTAACGAGCGTTTCGGCCTGCGGATTGGAGAAGCGAGCAAGCTCCTTGGTGATCGCCGCAATAGTTGCGATTTTGTGGAAATCCAGAGTCACCATGTCGATGTTAAATTTGGTGAGGTACTTGGGCTTTGCTTCGCCAGTCCAGTAGCCGGACCCCTTCGTGGTCTGTCGTGGCACTTTGACGTTGAAAGGAACACGATTGAGATTTGGCACACCGCCGATGCCGAACTTGCCGACAATCGTTTGTGGACGGAGATATTCGATGAACTGGCTCGCGAGAATGGTATAGTTAACTAGTTCCGTGGCCCAGTTCGCATCTGAAGTCGTGCCGCCAGCAACTGCCGTCTTGGTGAAATCGACGAGTTCTTGCGCCTTGCGCATCCTGCCGATGTCAAAATCGCCATAAGAACCGACACTCTTCAGAATACGATGCAGCGGCGCATACTCCGGGTAACGCATTTTGGCAACGTTAAGCGCAACATCGAGCCCGCCACCCATGGCTTTGGCTTCTGCCCGACAGAGCACGTAGCGAAGGAATGCCGTACCCTTTTCCAGCTTAGGCTCTAGCACCTGAATGCGGGGAGCGGCGCTCTCGCGAGAAAGAGAAGCCGCTTCCGGATCAGCCCCATTCACCGGCCGAGCTAGCGTCTGGGCGTTCTTCGCCATTTCGGCGAGACGCGGAAGATGCTCGTCAATCTCCTTGATCTCACCGCGGAGAGTATCGTGCGCTTCCTTCTCGGCCGCATCGAGCGTACGGCCTTCGTCAGCGGATTTCGTCATGATCGCGGTCTGTTCAGCGACCTTCGCGGCACGCTTCGCTTCCCACTCGGCAATCTGTTCTTGATAGGTCTTCACTTCGGTGCCCTCCTTGGGCGATTTGGATTTGGAGAATCCCGAAGCGCCGGGTGGGGTAAGGCGCACGACGCCGCTGCGTTCACGGCCGGACGCGGCCAGCGCGGTTTTGTGCGATAGGAAAAGCTCTCCGCCGCCTGAACCGACGACGTAGATTTTTTCGCAACTGCCACCGCCACCACCGCCGCCAGAGGCGAAGAACGGAGCGTCGGCAGATTTGATTGCGGTGATGGTGGCTTCGTGGTTGACGGCGATCGTGACCGCAGACAATTCGAGCCATGACCATTTGATGAAGCGGAGCCCACCATCATCGAGGCGGGAGAATTTGAGGGCCTTGAACCCGATGCTCAGTCCACGGACGAGGCCCGCGCGGATGCTCTGCCATGCCTCGTCCAGCCGATCCTTCAGCGTTCCCGGCTCATCCGAGCGGGCAATCTTGATTTCAACCTCGATACCGTCCTTGGTGACTTTTGCTTTTTGGACGTGGCCGATGGGCTGTCTGAAATCGTGCTGCCACAGGAACGGAATGGGTAGTGAGAACTCAGCGCCTTTGGGCTCAACAATATCGCCCATGCGGTCGGCGGTCGGAGTTGTCGCGATGCCGGACAGAATCCGTTTGTCCTCATCAACCGACTTAACGGTGATAAGGCTGTAGGCGCGGTTCATTTCGTTGGGGAACTCCCGCGCGCCCGTAATGTTTACGGTTGCGCTGCGTAATGTTTATGGTAATGTTTACGGATGACGCTAAAGAAGATTGATATTCCTCCGCCGCCTATCTGCGTGTTCTGCAACGCACCGTGGACTGATGAAATGGTGCAAGTCTGGGCCAATGCCAGTTTCACGAGCGGCGACTACGGCGAGATCACGGACGTGGAAATCTACATCGACGTTACTTGTGAAACCTGTAAACGCCTGGTCTACCGCAAGCACGTTCAGCAAGACGGCAACGCTTGGCGGTCCTTCTGATGAAGCCGCCGATCGAATACCGACCGAAGCCCAAGACGAAGCCGAAAGGGGGTAGGAGCAATACACAAAGCGTTAGACGACGCAGGGCCGAAGATAATGCGCAGCCCCAGGCCAAAGCCGTAGAGCCCACGTCTGGGGCTGACTTCATCGTCATCCGCCGCAACCGAGCCAAGTACAACGAATATATGCGGGACTACCGGAGGCGGCAGAAGCTCAAGAAGAAAAAACCGTAGTCGGCACTGGGCAACAACCGACGATAAAACTCAAAGCACCAACACCTGATACGTCGGCACCGGCTTATTCTGCGGCGCCGCTCCGTAGGCCATAGCTAGACTGACCATGCCGTCGATCCGCCCCCGGCTCTTGGGCTTGTCCAATTTCCTATTTCCCGCCTCGTCCATTTTGATGACGGCGTTTGCCGCGCACATATTCAGGACCGGATGCGAACTATGCCGGATGCGTCCCGACAGAATGGCCGCTTCCAAATCCCGCAGCGCGGGCGACATCGACTTGTAACCCTGGCCGAATTCCATGAACTTCTTATCGACCATCACGTCCGACAATCCCGCACGGATCATGGCCGGCCGGAAGTGCATCCAGTTCCACCGATCGAAGGCGATCTTCTGGACGTTCCTCGTGCGGATAATCTCAGCGATATGCCGGGCGACAAAATCATAATCCACGGTCTTGCCGGGAATGAGCGTAAGGTGGCCTTCCTTCGCCCACTGGTCATAAGGCACGCGATCCTTGCGGGACCGCTCACGTAATCCCTCCTCGGGAAGCCAGAACACGGGCTTTACATGCCATGCGCCGTCCACATCCGCGATCGGCACGAATGCAGTCAGGTCATTCACTTCAGAAAGATCGAGGCCGCCGTACTGAGGGCGGGGGCCAAAGTCCGGTACGACGGCCCCGACGCAGGACATCCATGTGATCCTGCTGACAAACGGCGCGTTAACCTCTACGCGCTGATTGAGAATTAAATTCCGATATTCCGGCTCACGCGAGGGCATCCGCCGCGCATCCTCGGCCATCGCAAGAACTTCCGCCGCGTTCTGGAAATCCCCAAAGGCAGGGTTAGCCGCCTTTATGGCTTCCTCAGAAAATGGGTCCAAGTCATCCGAAGCCGAATACACACTCAGCACCACGCGAGGATCGTGCCCCGCCTTGGCGTCATCGATCAGGACCGAGAGCAAATCCGCGTCAGTCGGTGCCTGGGTCGATATGATGATCGATAGCGGCTCCTCTTGAGCGGCTACCGCCGTTTCCAGAGCCTCGTAAAGCTCGCTCCGCGGCCCCTTAACCTGACCCAGCTCATCATGCACGATGAACACGGGAGAGAGCCCGTAGGCCGTCGTGGCGTCTGCTGACAGGGCTCGGTACGTCGTGCCCATATCGGGGCAATACAGCCGCTTCGCAGAATCCGCGACCTGGACGTTATCCCGCAGCCTTGGCGACAGCCGAACGATCTTGGCTGCGAGCGCAAAGAGCACCGCCGCCTGTTCGCGGGATGTCGCCGCACTATAGAGCTGCGAATTCGGCCGGCGCTCCGGCCCGCACAGGTGGACAAGAAGCAAAAGCGCCGCCAGGGCGGTTTTGCCGTTCTTCCGGCCAAACGAGAGTATCGCCCGTCGTGTACCGGCCTTGTTATTATAAATCCGGTCTATCTCATGCCGCTGCCAGTCACGAAGCGTCACCGTCTTGCCGATATCCCTGCCCTCAGGGATATGGCACCTAGTCTCTATCCAGTGGATAACCCTCCCGGCCCGTGAGTCAGGATCAATCGTCGTCCCACGGCTTTTGCGTGATGACCGGGCCGCGCTTTTTGTCTTTGGCATAAGTTGATTGCTGCGAAATCCTCATGCGCGTGGCGAGCGATGAAATCGCCCTGCCCTCACGCTCCTGCATTTTTAGAAGACGGTCGTAAGCCTCAACGTCTACCGGGTCTTCAGACTCAAACGTCTGAACCAGAAGCGCGACCCGACGAGCCGCAATGATATGGCGGCAATACTGCGCCAGCATCCCGTGCGTTTCTCGGGGAAACCAATCAGCCGGGAGCCTGTTAACTATTTGCCGCCACTCGTCGGCTTGCTCTGCTGTCAGTTCTTCAGGTGGCTGTGGACGCCGGACAATCGAAACAACCGAAGTCGGGACAACCGAAAGCGAGTCAGCCGACTTGCGGCCGCGAATTCCCAAGGCCAAACCCTTTTTTAGGAGCAAAATTCATAAGTAATC